TTATCTATTCTCTCACCCCGATTGGGAATAAGTTTAGTTGGTGCTATAGCTAGTAAATTTACAGAAACAGATTCAAAACCTGCTCCACTTAAAGGTTTTCAAGTTAGTACATATAGTAGTAAATACTGGGATTTTAACTCTAACATCCAATCCCAAGGACAAAATTCCTTTAAATTATATTTAAACAGCCAAAACCAAGCACTAGCAGAAAAATTAACCCCTGTAATCTCAGGTACTGGTTTCATCCCTTTAGAACTTGGAATTACTATGGATGGGATAAGTGGGGTAAATATATACAATAAAATTAATATTAACACTAAGGTACTTCCTGCTTCATACCCAAGAGCTTTAAAATTCTTAGCTATAGGAGTAAACCATAAAATATCAGGTAATCTTTGGGACACTGAATTAAAAACTATCTCAGTACCCGTATTAAACAACAAACCACCTAAAATAGTAGTTCCTCCCACGACTTTTGACCCAGTTGTTAATGTTGGTATATTAGCAGATACTACTTCCTTTGTAGATGAAGGCTTTGTTGGTGATAAAAATCTTCAACCTATACAAGATTTAATAGCAAAATACGAAAGTAGAGGAAACTATTATGCTAAAAATAGAGGTGCTATGAGGAATAATAAATCTACTACTGAATTAAAAGGAATTACTATAAAAGAATATTTAGAATTTGCTTCATTAAAGCAAAGTAACCCAAAAAGATTATTTGCTATAGGCAGATACCAGTATACACCCGATACAATTAAAACAGCAATAAAGAAAAATTTATTAAAGGAGAATGAATTATTTACCCCCATTGTACAAGAAAGACTTGCTAGGGATTACTTCTTTACAGGTGATAAAAGAATTTATTTAAGAAACTACTTACTAGCTAAAAATGAGGGTAACGCCCTGGATTTAGAAAAAGCAGTACAATCTGTTGGTCAGGAATGGGCTAGTATGCCTGTTATGTTTTTTAGAGATTCTAACAATAATAAAATTAAAACAGGAAGTGTCCAAACAGGAATCTCAGACAGTGCTTATTACGGAAGCAAAGGTAACAATCCTTCAACTGCTAAAATACAAGTATCTGTTGTAGTACAGGCATTAATTCAATCACGAATTTTAATGGGTAACACCCCAAAATATGTACCAATATATTTTAGTGAAAACCCTAATATAGTAAACATTTAAAATAATATGTATTACCCAAAATCTCAAATACAGACTGAATTATTTACTAATGGTAATGATTTTACACTTACTCCTTCTGATGAAAGTTATAGTGGTTATTATTTTATAACAGGAGATAACCAAGCTTTTACTGGCAAAAACCCAAATGATAAACCTAATAGACCTTTATCCCCTACAACTAATAGATATTCATCAACAAATACCCCATTAATTGTATCTAACCCTAAACCAACAATTAATACAGGTGAATACATTGTAGACCCTCTTTACAACATTTCTAGAAAAAACCCAATTTCAGAATTTCAAATGCCACCTTTATCACCTATACAAACTTACCCAAAACTCCAAGAAAGCGATTATAAGGTAGGTGAATTCCAAAGGTATTTTGTTAAAAAGATCAATAGCGCAAAATATATAGAAATTAACAAAACCGATTATCTTAAATATTTAAACAAAGAATCTACTGTAAATTGGCAATTATATGCACCTTTTAATTTACCGTGGGAAATCACGGGTAATAGGTCAAAAGTATATGGTGTTAATAAAAAAACAGTATCAAGAATCACTAATAACTTAGAATTAATAGGTTTTAAATCTTACTTTAAGGATAGATATGATCAATTTTATAAAGACTTAGAC